GCAAGTGACCAGCCCTTTGCGCGGCCATTTGAAGCCGCCGTATGAAGTCATGTTTGCGTTACAGGTTCGCATGATAGGTACGAGGTTCGATTTTGTTGTCATTTTTGTTTCCTCCCTTGCATGATGTAAAGGTAGCGCAATACAATAATCACTGTCAAGCACAATCGTATAAAAACGTCTAAATAATTACACCAAGTATCATATCGTGGTATTTAGGGCTATATCTTTATATATAGATAAACTTGAGGCTGCAGGAAAGATGCGCTATAATCACGCCAATCAGGAACAGAAGGTATAATTTAAACCATGACGATTAAATGGACGCCTGAACTCGAAGATACAATCGCAAAGCGGCTCATAAATCGTTCATTGCGTAGGATTTGTGAAGAAGATAAAGATTTACCCTCTCGCGCTGCAATTAATGAAAGATTGACAGAGAATGAAGAGTTCTGGACCAAGTGCGCGCGGGCGAGACGTATTCAGGCAATGCAAAGGCTTGAATCTGTTGAACTTGATGTGGATTCATGTAATGCGGATAATGCTCGCGCTGTTGCTGTCAAGGTGAGCTATGCGCAATGGTTCGCAGAGAAAGCGCTACCGAAAGAATACGGGGCAAAATTAGCGCATACTGGCGCTGATGGTGATGGCCCAGTTAAGTTGATAATCGAGCACATTGGCTCAGATGGAGAGTGAGAGCAATGCTTAGTCTGATTGGCAGCACGGTAATTGTTATTGTTCTGGTGGTTGTGTGGTTCTGGCTTAGTAGAGATACAGCACACGATGGACGTTAAAGTACGACTGCAACCTAAACAATCCGCACTACTTAAACTCATCAAGACATCGCGCGCTGTAGTCATCGGCGCTGGTGGTGGCCGCGGCTCTGCTAAGAGCTCAGGCGCCGATCGTTGCCTGATTACGCTCATGCACGAGTGGCCTGGCCTGACTGCGTGCCTCATTATGCGCACCTGGGTTAAGCAGTTGGTGCCATTCCATTTAGAGCCTATACGCAGAGATTTCCCATGGGTCGAAAAAGGATTGAAGGCCTCGCCGCCGGCCATGTTGCGCATTGGTAAGTCGCGCTTAGACTTCAAATATGCGGAGAACTATGACAGTGTGATTGAGGCGTTCCGCTCAGGTAACTACGATCTTCTGGTGATTGACCAGGCCGAGCAATTCTCTGGCCGCGAGATCCGCGAGATGCGCAAGGCTTGCCGGTCAACTACGGGTCATGCTGCCAAGACGGTGCTGATCTTCAATATGCGCGGCGCCAGCATTCAAGAGTTGCGTAAATGGTTCCATTTACATGAAGTTAACCGCGATGAAGACCCTGCTGATTACGCGTTCCTGAAGATGAACCCATGGGATAACGTGGAATGGGTGCGCGCGTCGCTCAAGGATGATGGATACAGCGTCAAGGATTACTACTCGTGGACAGATGAGCAGCGCAAGGCGTATGCATCTACGCGTGGCCCGTATACGCGCCAGCTCGCAACTGACGATGAAGTAATACGCAAGGCGGACTGGGAGGGCGACTGGGATTCGCTGGAGGGTGCCTACTTCGCCAACAGCTTCGATCTGGAGTCTGTGCGTATCAACCCTGACCTGGTAGAGCAGATGCGTAAGCCATGGGCAACACACTGGTTCGCGCAGGATTGGGGCAAGGCTCACTGGTGCGTGACGTTGTGGGCATACCGTATCGCGCTCAAGCCGAGCGAGGCTAAACAGTTCTTGGATTGGGACTTAGAGCGGCAGATCAATGTAACGGTGCTATACCGCGAGATGATTATCAACGAGAAGGAGGCGCCAGATGTGGCACAGGATATTGCTGATTCTACGCCGGTTAGTGAGCGGCCCAAGCATAAAGCCTTCTTCCTCTCTCCGGAAGAGGTTACGGACGATCCGAATTCGATTGGATCACAAGAATCACGCCGGCTGAAGCTGAATGGGCTGCCCGGCGCGATCAAGGCTGACAATGACCGTAAGGGCGGATACGGCATGATGGGCGCGCTGTTCAAGGCAACCAAGGGTAAAGGTTGGGGCGTGGATAAGGATGGCAACCGCTTCCAGTACGATGATGCGGTGCTGGTATCGAGTGAATGTCCGGAGTGGTTGAACGCCATCCCGGCGCTGGTGCGCGACCCCAAGAACCTTGACGATGTGTTGAAGACGGACTTGAGCACGGCGAAGATTGAGCAGGATTTAGGCGATGCGGGGCGCTATTTGCTAAAATCCATGTTGAGTCCACGCAAGAAGAGCGCGGAAGAGGTATATTCTGAAAACATGGACGCTGCCGAGCCGGTCGAGCGCATGATGATGGCGTTCAAGCATACGATGGCGAAGAAGAAGCCGAAGCGGCAGTTTATGCCGCCGAGTTGGAAATCTAATATTAGGTGAGATTATGAATGAGACCATGAACACGCAAACCTCATATCCTGGAAGGCTCTCAACACCCTTCGTAAACCTCTCACCCACTTTTCCAGGGCCTGCCGAGTGGGCATTTCGATGCAAAGTAGCCCAGGAACGGGAAATGGCCTACCGCAAAACCCTACGCGGAAGGGTTGAGAACTTTCTCTATCACCTACGCGGGATAATCTCCGACTTGATCGCTCCAGAAGGGTGGAACGCCGAATGAACTCTCCCGAATGGGATAAGCAAACCGGGCGCTTGTGGGTATGGCCATGGGAACGCCACAGGATACACCTCGAAGAAGAGATTGACTATCTGCGCGCGCAACTCTCCCAGAAGCAGCGCCGGAACGATGAACTGCAGGAAGCGCTAATCGGGATTACCAAGCCGAAGCCGGCCATCCAGCGCGAAGTCAAGCCGGACATGAAGCCTGTTACTTTCCAACCCCGAGGCATAGAAGCATTTAAGGCGCAGCGCAGAGCGAACCCACCCAAAGAGACCGAAGCAGTTAAAGGACCATTCAAGACAGAGGAGGCACCAATTGGCATTTCCAGGTAAAGATGGTAAGCCGTACCCGAACCAGATGCAGGCGTTTCAAGCCAAACCAGCACCAGCCGCACCGCCTGCCGATCCTGGTGCCGACCCGAACGCGGGTAAGCCTAGCATTCAAGACGATCCCGAAGCCATGAAGCTCGTAGACCAGCTTTCGCAGATGGGCTACACTGGCGAAGATGTTGAGATGGCGATGGGCGGAATGGGCGGCGGTGCAGACCAGATGGGTGGCAAGGAAGCAACTGCTGCCGCGCCGTTGCAGATTCCGGGGTTGCAGTAGGCGTAATGGACTTCGAGAAGCAAAAACCTATCACCCCAGAGTTCCGCGAGAACTGGGAACGCGTCTACCGCAATGGCTGCCCGATGCTCGACGAGGAGACCAATGGAGACCAGAACAGTAACGCAGCGCCTAGACGATCTGGAGCACGACAACAACATGCTGCGGAAGAGAGATGCAGAGCGGCAAGTCGAGTACCAACGCCTTGAGAGCGAGTTTGAAGCAATGGGCGCAAGGTGCAACAAATTGATTCGAGTAGTCAACGAATTCATTGGCAGATTCGCAAGAGTCGCCAATTAAGGAGATGCAATGAGCAAAATCAAAAGTCTCAATATCGCTGAAACGCCAAAAAAGGGTGAAGAGCCGATTATCACTCTGATTGAAACGTTGCGCAAGTTTGACGACCGTCTTCAGGCTATCGAAGATAAAATCTTTGCTAACTCTGATGGTTCAGGCACTGCTCGGTACGAGAATTGGACGCAGCGCAGCGACGGAACCGACTATCCTGGTTCGTATGGAGTCGGGCCGGTGGGATCAGACGGCCAGCCGCTCAAGCCGTTTGTTCCGTACACTGAGACGGCGCCCACGGCTGTCGTAGTCCCCGAACCATATCCAGCAAGAGTGCCAACCACGAAACCGACCGAGGTTCTGAGTGGCAACTGAAGTCCAGAATCCTCCGACTGGTGATGAGGGCGAGACCGGGCAGGCGGCCCAGGAGTATGCCCCTGGTGAGCTAGCGCCGTCGATCATCACCAGCGCGAAGGTCTGGAAACCCAAGGACATTGAGGCGGTTGATCCCACATTAGTCAATGTTTTCATAACTTTAGCTGAATCGTGTTCGCAGGCGGATGAGGCTGCACGGCGCTTCTCTGTACTCCAAGTATGGGAAGAGCGGCACATGGACCGCGGCTACCAGTATCTTGAGGGCGGCCAGAATGGCGGCTGGAACATCATTGGCGCTGATGCAGGCAAGAACAAGAACGGCCTGGCAGAGACGAATGACGCCAATCTGTACGCAACCAATATTCTGAGTGCTCAAGGCGATATCAGCACATCGGCTCTCTGTCGCGGACAGATCAAGGTCAACTTCACGCCCAACAAGAGCAAGAATCCGATAGACGTGGCATGTGCGGATGAATCCAATAAATACAAGCACTTATGGTATGAGACGAATGACTCAATTTCGCTCCAGCGCTCAACGGCGGGCCTTGCATGGACTGATCCCCGCGGCGTTTTCTGGACGCGCACGGTAGCCGATAAAGCGTTCGGGCTGAATGAGGATGGATCTATCCGGACGCGAGAGATTACAAGTCTGCATGGCGTGCTGGAAACTAAAGCGCCCATGATGAATGACCGGCTCAATGAAATGAGCTACTTTCAAGTTTTTGAGGAGAGCGACTATGCAATCGAACGAGCCAAATACCCCTGGATGGGTGATAAGATCAAGCCGTCATGGGGGACAGCAGGTGAGTTGGAATTTGAACGCATTGCCCGAATCAATACAAGAATCGGAATTGTTGGAAAGTACATTACGGGGACTTCGGGAATCCGTGAGTCAACTGTCGGATATATGTGGTTTAGATCTGGAATGTACTTTGATGACAAAATCACCCCGCCCCAGCGCGAATGGCTCCTGAAAGAATTCCCCGAAGGCGTGTTTTGCATCCTTCACGGCAAGGAATTAACCTGCGCTTGGACTGAGAGCATGGACGACCATCTGGCGCTGGGCATGTTCTGCCGCGGATTTGGTCAGAACCGGCGCGCGCTTGGCTCTTCAGATATTCCCATCCAAAAGCGCATCAACATCTGGGCAGACCTTTGGGACAAGTTTGTACGCACAGCCATTAGCGTGACCGTGATGGACGACCAGGCATTCAACGCGGAAGCACAGGCGCAGTTGCAAGCCAGCCCTGGCCGCTTCGAGTTTGTGGCTGTGCCAGAAGGGCGGCCAATTACCGATTTAGTGACGCAAACGCCTGTTCCCACTCCACAGCCGGGCATGTACGAGATGTTCCAGTGGTATGTCGGGCCTCTGATTCAATCAATCGATGGTTGCACGCCGGCGCTATTCGGTTCAGGAGAAGGTTCGGATAATACGGTTGGCGCTACTCAGATTCGTTTGCAGCAAGCGCTCGAACGGCTTGGCGCCGCATGGATTGTGGCAAATATGATGTTTTCAACGGCAATTCGGCAGGCGGCCAAGTGTTGCGCAGAGAACGGGACTGGAGAAATCAGCGATACCGTCCCCGGATATGGCGATGTGACGGTAAATCCTGAGAATTTGAAAGGCAACGCGAAATGCCGCCCCGAAAACATCAATGCTATCCCGGAGAGTGGAGCTCAACGCGAAGCCAAGGTATTGCAAGTGCTGGACATGGCCATGCAGAATCAGGAAGTTGCTGCCGTAGTCGCCCGTCCATCCAATACGCGCGAAATCGTCAAGGCTTTGTCACTCGACGATATTATCACCGTGGATGAAGCCAACTGGGAAGACGGGGCGCTTGAAGATATTGAGCGGTTGCTGGATTCCGAGCCGCTTATCAATCCCGACTGGCAAAAACTCACAGACCAGTTAACCCAATTGAATGAGACGCATGAGCAGGCTAAGGAGCTTGCCAGTACAGCTGTGCAATCCGGAGAAATGCTGGCCGAAGAAGAATTACAGCAGGGCGAACAGCTCGAGCAACAAGTAGCCGCGCTCCAGAAGCAACTTGAGCAAGTTCCGCAGTATCTGCCCAGCGTACCGGTTGCTGAGGATGAATCTGAGGATCACGCCACAATTTCGGCTACGGTCTTTAGCTGGATGGGCGAGTCGGATGGCCGTTCACTTCGGCGCAAGTCTGAGAAAGAGCCTCCAGAGGGCGAGAACTGGAAGAAGTGGCAGAATGTCTTTCTTTACTGGAAGGGTCATAAAGATATGGCCGGCAAACTCAGCAAGGCCCAGGCACCGCCGCCGAAGTTGAGCATGACGGGTAAACTTACGCCGCAACAGCAGGCACAACTGCTTCAACAGGCAGCAGGGATACAGAGCGACCTACAAGCTGCCAATCAGCCCGACGAGCAGGAGACGGAAACAATTCAACGCACGCCGATGATGGAACTAAAAACGAGGACGAAACGGCGCTTATGAAAGACCGGATCGTGGGCTATCTCGTAAGGCACGGCGAGACGACGACAAACGCCGATGGGCGATATCGCTCATGGTCAGATCCGCCCTTGAACGATAAAGGGCTAGTGCAGGCTCGAGCAGCGGCTAAATTCCTGAGCAAAGAGCCGATCAAACATATAATCTCTTCGCCCTTGCTCCGCGCCTTTATTACTGCCGATATTATCGCCGGGCCGCACAAATTACAGGTCTTTCAGCATCGCGGGCTATTCCCCTGGCGGCTAGGCATCTTTACTGGCCTGCCAAAAGATGAGAACGGGGACGCGTTACGCCTGTTTGTCAGTAATCCAGAGGTTTGTATGCCAGAAGGAGAGTCGCTAAATGATTTTGAAGAGCGGCAATTTGCTTTCTGGCAAGCATCCCTTGAAATGGCGCATGATGGCGGGTTGACTGTCTACATCGCGCATACCAGCAATGTCACAGCACTGGTGAACTTCACGGAAGGCGCTCACGATATAGAGCCTGAGTTTGGCGATAGCGTCAAGCCTGGGGGAGTGGCCGCAATTTACTTCAACGGAAAACAACACCGAATCGAGCCGATCTTCGGAAATGTCGAAGAAGCGGTTTTCGGCGGATCCTAGGAGACCATTAATGGCTGATTCAGCAGTAGATTTCGCCTCACTCGAAGCAACTGATGCAACGCAGGATACTGGACAGGATTCCGGTGTCGATGCGGGGCAAAACATAGAAATTTCGCCTGAGAATCAAGAAAGTCAACAGCAGCAGACAGGCGTTGAGGGCCAGCAGCAGCCGCCGGAAGCATTAACCGGCAAAGCCATCCGTGATGCGGTGCGTAGGCTTTCCGCGACCTCTCCTGAAGACGCGAAGCTGCTCAAGCAACTTGCGGACACCCATTTTCGGGTTGCGACAGGCTACCAGAGTTCCTTCAAGACGCCACAAGAGGCTACTACGGCTAAGCAGTTGATTGAGGCTGCTGGCGGAGTGGAGGGCATCACTCAGGCCACACAACGGCTCCAGACATACGACCAGCAAGACGCAGCTCTCAAAGAGGGCAATCCTGAAGTCCTGGACGCAATGTTTAAGGATTTTCCCGAAGGTGCTGCAGCGCTGGCGCCGCACTACCTGGACAAACTCTCGCAGACGAACCAGACTGCCTATAACGAGGCAGTTGGACCTCATGCCGTGGCAATGCTCGAAAATGCTGGTTTGGGGCGCTTCCTAGACGCTGCACTGGCGGAACCGGATGAGGCGCGTTCCAAAGCGCTGGTAAAAGAGATTGCCGACTGGTTCAAGGGGCAGGCAGCCAATGCGAAACAGGTTCAGCAGGCCCGCACTACCCAGAATCCGGGCGCTGACAAGATAAAGCAGCGCGAGACGGAACTGAATACACGCGAAGAGAAGATTTTCCGCGATGCGGTCGCAGCCAAAACCAATGCCGCCATCAGCCAGCCGGTCGCTCAGGTAGTCGATCAATACGCCAAGCAGTACAAGCTTAACGATGTTCAGAAGGCGCATTACAAGACGACCCTCGAAAACGCTGTAATTGAGGAAATGAACGCCGATCAAACGTATCGACAGCAGATCGACCTGCGTTATTCCAACAAGAGCCGTACCCACGATACGGTATCCAGCTATGCTGCAGCGGAATTCAACCGGCGAGCCAAAGATAAGGCATTCGAGGTAGCGAAGAGCATTTACGGAGCGCCTAAGGGCGGAGCCGCGCAGAATGGCACTGGTATAGTCAAACCTGGCGAGCCTAAGACGGCTCCCGGCGGTGGGCCTCTCAAAATCACTGCCCAGCCGCCCGATGCACAGATCGATTGGAATAAGCCAGATGCGGATACCGCGCAATTGAACTTCATTAAGGGGCGCGGCTGGACCAAATCAGGGCATTTCGTGAATTGGCGTTGAGTTGTGCTATGATTTTGCGTAGAGATTAATGGCAGCCGGGAAAGACCGGCAGAATCTCCCGGCTCGTCGAGGTCACGCCTCGGTAAAAAGTGTCGGCCATATAGGAAGATTCTCCAGACGTAGAGACCGTAACACGTCAACTGACGGCGCGCAATTGTGCCGTTTGGGAGAATTCACATGGCACTCGGCACAGAAGCAGCCGTAGAATCCGTAGAAGTAGAAGCGTTTGCAACCACAATCCCATCGCTCATCCCCATGAGCAAGACGCTCTATTCGCTTGCACAGGAACGCTTTACCAAGATTCCTGTATCCTTTCAAACCCTCGCGGGCGCTGTCGGCGGCCAAAGTTCCGTGGCCCGTCCTTCCTTCCGCGTTCCGTTCCGTGTCCAGGGTGGCGCTTATATCTCCCAGGGCACCGGCGACGGCAACTCTCTTGGACGCGGCAACTCGTCCGTGTGGCAGGACTTCACTCTCTCGCCCCTTTGGCACTATGCCGTCAACGAGGTAACCCACCTTTCGCAGCTTGCCACCAACGGCAAGAAACGCGGGCTTATTTCCTTGAAAGCTGAAGAGTTGAAGAATTCACTCGACAGCGCCATGGCTGGTATCGAAGGTCTGATGTATGGCGACTCTTCGGGCGCCATCACGCAGATCCCCACCACAGCTACCATCGTCACCACCGGCCCCGGTTCCATCACCGGTGTGCGTGCGATGGCTTTCACGGATAACCAGGTGGTGCAGTTCTTCCCCAGCGAGGGCGGAACTGTACGCGGGTATGCCACTATCAGCGTGAATGACCCAGTGACGTCCACGCTCTACTTTCTTGGGGGACTGGCTGCAAACTCCAGCACTCTCACCAATGGAACCTCTCTCGCAACGACCGTTCTAGCGGGCGACTATATCATGATCGCCGGCTCTTCGGGCGTTACCGGTGAAGGAATCTACGGCACAACTGCTTGGATCAACTCGGCAACCTCCGGGTACCAGGCCGGCGTCAACCGCGCCACCTACCCCAGCCGCGTTTCTTCGCCGTCGATCAACCTGAACGGGGGCGCTGTAACCGCAAGCCTCTCTCAGCGCATCGAAGCATTGCTCGGACGCGCGATGGGCGGCTCCAATAAGACCAAGGATTCCGGCATCTACCTCTTTGGCGAGGACCAGGCTTTCGCAGTTGCGCAGACGAACTACTATAACAAGCAGATCGTCTTGCAACAGTCCTCAAATGAAGGGAATACCGGCAAAGTGCCGGATGTGAGCAAGAAGTATTTCCAGGGCACCTTTGGTGGCCGGGATGTGCATCTTAGCTATGTCCAGCCTCTTGGCCGCATCGACATGCTGCTCACTGCCGACTGGTATCTCGGCGAGTTGGTTCCGCTGCAACTGTACGATTTCGGCGGCGGCAACACGACCATGCCGGTTCCCGATCCTTCAAACAATGGCTGGCTGACCACCAATCAGTTTGCCTATGAACTGTCCTTCAACATGGCCTGTAGTGCGCCGAGACATCAGTTGTATGTTTACGGCGCCAGCAGCCCAACTATCTAGCCAACTAACTGAAAACAAAGGGGCTGTAGCAATACAGCCCCGCAACACAAGGAGACCAAATGTCAAAGCAACATGAACCGATGGAAGTAATTGACCGGCGAACAAAACTGGACACTGAACCTGCCAGTGAGGAAGCGCAGACGCTTGTTTTAGAGCCGGAGCTATCCCTCGTTGATATTGATCGCGTCTACGATGATCCGCTGCCTATCTTCGACCGCGTGCTCATCCGGCGCAATGCAGAGGCAACCACCTTTGCCGGAACCAGTTTCTTCATTCCAGAATCCGCGCGCAAGTCGGCAAACCGGGGTGTTGTTGTGACAACTGCCAAGTTCTACATCGTGGAAGGAAAGTCCTTTCCTATGAAAGAATTAGTAGTTCCTGGCGACATAGTGACATTCAGCGGGTTCAATACTGAAGACATTGAACTAGATGAGGGCACATTCACCCTTTGCAGCGTTTTCGATCTCAAACTGATCGAGAAGTGCCACTTCAAATTGGGGGTTAGTTAGATGCAACTGGCCCACAGCGCCGCGCCGGAGCGCCTAAAGCCGCCTGAGCACTTCCAACGCCGACTCACAGAGGCTGGCGGTTTCAATCGCTACCGCCAGCCCCGCTTCAAACTCGCCTGGGCGCAAACGGAGACGATCCGCCGCGGTGGAGAGTTTGAGACAATGGGCGAAACGCACACCGGCTATCGGGATGAGTTGCTTGCCGATGGTCTGCCACATTGGATGCTCTTGCAATGGGTAGATGCTGGTATGTGCATTGAAATGCCGCATATTCGTCCGCAGTCAGACGTAGCATTTTACTCTGAGAATTGTTGCCCAAAGACCGGACTTCAGATTTTAGGCGAATATCCCTACCACGGCAGCTATCAGATTGCGCTTAACTTGTGCGCCAAAATCTTCAATGAAGGTAAACTCTACATCGAGGCATTTCCGCTATCGACGGAGATTGTAGAAATGATGGTGCCTGTTATCAAGGCCTCTCTGCTGCTTTCGCATGAGTGCAAAATGCGCTTCATGCGAGAACAGAACGAGAAGGAAGAAATGGAACGCACCAAAGCTATCGGTGATGCCTACGATTCCATCAAAATCAATCCGAATCTTCATACCTCATGGCTTGAAGATAAACAGCGTTCTATTGAGCGCAACTTCAACGCGGCACTCGTCACAATGATGCACCGCAACCGCACTATGCAATCCCAAAGGAGACTCAACTGATGGAAGCCATCGAATACAAACCGGAAATAGCCGCGAGACATGCTGCAGCCGTCAATGAGCAGTTCTTTCCTGTTAATATCACCGAAATTCAGGAGAACTTTGCTCCGTCGTCAACACCAATCTATGTTTACAATGTAGCGCCGCTTGAATTCAACGAGCCGCGCTTCCCAAACCATCCGCATATGCTTATTAGGGCGTGTCCGACGGATGAGGCCTATACGCTGGTCAATTCAATCACGCATCCCTTTCCAGAGAGCTACCGTGACGAGAACGGCAACCGGCTCGTGCGGTGGATTAACGGATACCGCGAAGCCACGCGTATGCTTGCGCCGGGAAACCCCGGAACCGATCAGAACTTTTCGGATGTGAACGCGCTCAACGTGGGCGGGAACCTGAACAACTTCGGGGTCTTCTGGAGTACGAACAATCCGCCAACTTCACAGGAACTCAAGGCAGCCCGCAAGCGAATGGAGACAACTTTCCAGAACGAATTATCAGAACTGGCCAAAATCGAAGCCGGTCCTGGCGGAGTGAACGAGGCGGCTGGCCGTGCCAACCGAATCAGCCATGCTGCAGTCGAACATTTCAACAAGTTCCGGCTTGCCGGCAAGAAACTCTCCTATTCCTGGCATCGTACAGATTTGGTGCCTGACCAGGCAGAAATGAACAAGGTGAATTGCGGTGCCTGCGGCGAGAGCATTCAGCCGACCGCGCGTATCTGCATTCACTGCGGCGCTCCAACGGACGATGAAAAGCTTGAACGCTGGATCGAACAGAAGTTTTCAGAAAAACGAGGACCGGGCAGGCCGCCTAAAGAGGAAGCGGCCTAACAATCTTCCAAGGGCAGAGCGGGTCATTTATCGGTGGCATAGAGGATGGTCTCCATCAACTGTCAGCCCTGCAAAGCCCTTGGATGTAAGATGAGGTGGACATGCCGATTGGCGGGAACAATGCGTACCCTTCTCTGGAAACTATCGCCAACCTTGCGCGCAGTAAGGTAAACGACGATAAGGCTGGTGCCACGGGTAGGCCTGGCGAGGGCCAGATCCTCACTGATTCGAGTGTTACCCTCCAGAACTTCATGAATTCATCCATCCGCGATACCTACCGCGATGTGCGAATCATGGGGCAGCCAACACTGATTGCCGACAATTACATCATCTACAATCTACCGCCGGTCAACTCAGAGTGGGGCGTAGGGGCAATGAATCCTGCAGTGCAGACATCGCTGCAATTCACAGGCTTCTTTGATGGTCTGCTGAACTGGCCAAACGTCCTGCTCCCCGGAAATCTGCTTTACCCACTGGAAATGTGGGAACGTCAGAGTGGGTCAAACTATCCCTTTCATAAGATGCGGCAATCAGAGGGCGCGCTGGCTCCGCAGAACCAGGTGCAAGCATTAGGCGAGTGGGAATGGCGCACCGATGGTATTTGGATGCATGGCGCGACTGGCTATATGGACATTCGCCTGCGTTACGTTCTCACCTTTGCCGATTTGGCTTTCTCGTCAATCAACTGGGAAACGACCTATGTCCCAATTCTTGATTGCCAGGAAGCTGTCGCAGATAAGATTGCGGCGCTGCATTGCTCTCGTCTCGGCGGCGCGGCTTTAGCCGATGCCCGCTTGGATGCAAAGGCATCCATCTTCAAACTCAGGCAGCAAATCACGCGAGACCGTCAGATGATCGACTATCAACGCCAGCCCTACGGAAACGGAAAAGCTGGAGCAGCCGGAAGGCCCAACGCACTTTACTAGGAGAAAAACATGGCAACCGCAGTTTTGACAAAAACTCTCTACAATGCACCTTATGGTCTGGACCTCACCGCGACCAGAACCTACGAGCATGGACTCCTCAGTTTTGCGGCAGGTGATTACGTTGCTGGCGGTTTATTGCCCAACTGGAGTCCAACCTCAAAAGCCTTGACTCCATTTCAAGATACTTCTGCACAGAATGTTGCAGTCGGGCATTTTACGCAGCCGGCCTCTTTCACAATTACCAATATTGCGCTCACATCAAACGTGGTAACGGTGACGGCAAAACACAGCCTCGTTGCAGGTCAGTGGGTGACATTCTCTGGATTGACTACGGCGCCATTCCTTAATGGCTTGACACTCCAGGTAGCATCTGTGAGCACAACCGTTTCCTTTACGGTGGCTTTCACTCATGCCAATGTAGGGAGCGCGGCAGAGACAGGCAACGCGGTCCAGATCATTGGGCCGGATACGCTTTGGCTTCAAAGTATCTCAGGTTCCGGCTGGATTTACGGCTACAACAAAGCCAACGGAACTATTCAGATATTCACCGTCGATGCTGCTGTCGTCTCAACTCAATACGCGCTGATCGAACTCGCTGCCGGCGCACTCCCAAGTACCGTGGTAAGCGATATTGTGGAGTTTGAGGCGGAATGGGTCAGGGCTTAATCGGAGGAAACCTTGGGCCACGACCTTAAAGGCCGCATGTCGGCTATGCTGGAAACCTTTGCGGGTGTTGTGACGCTTACTCAGCCTCATGACACCCCTGAAGGTGGCAGCCCTAGAAATACCAATTGCGATTACGCTGTCGGCTCCGTCTTCTCTCGGCAGGGGCTCGTGAACCCCTTTACCTATTCAGGCAACTCTGTGGGACCGTCTCCGGGTAGTTCCGCAGTAGATACATCGATTGGTGGATCAGTCTGGGCAAACCCTGGCAATGCATTGCTAAATACAGGCGTATATGCAACAGCCAACCTGTTTACGTCTGTTTCCGCATCTTCGGCAACCTCAAATGGTTCATCTGTTGGTGGCGGCGTAGCATGGACGAATCCTACCAATATCGACAGTAATAGCGCCTTTGCAACCGTCTCGCTCTCATCGGGAGGCGGCGGCAACGTGACACCGAATCAGACAAATGGTTCTGTGAACGCAACCGCGACATCTACTGATCAGTATGTTGATAAAACAACGACACTGCTTGGTTTTAATTCAACTCCAGCCACTTCTGCGACTCTCTATGTAGCAGTGGCGAGCGGCATGATCGTATCTGATGTTGGTTACGTCAACCTGAATTATTCTATAGACAGCGGAGTGACCTGGACAACAGTTTACCAATGGAGTAACCCTTTTGGGCCAATTACTGTTCCGATCTTAATTTCTGGCATCACCAATCTCAGTACCGTTCGTGTCCAGATTGAAGTCAACATAGAATGGGGTAGCCGTGGATCCGCACCGGTAACACTGACAGCGCATATAACAAACTGGTACGCCGTAATTCCTTCTGGCTCTAGCCCAACCGCGCAAACCCTGAGCGCAGCCATCACGGGATTATGGATACCCAGCACAGCAACCATTACCGGAGTGGGGATTTCGTTCAATGCGGATTATAGCGGGGCCGCTCCCTCATTTCAGGTGGCGCTTTCGGTAGGCAATGTTACTGATGCTGTTACGCTCACAACTAGTCCCACTGTCTATACGGAAGGCGGCAACGGATCTTTGTGGGGGTATTCAAGCTGGACGCCTTCGACGCTTTCCACGCTTCAAGTGAACCTCTTTGCATCAACAACTGGAACCACAACCGTCAACGTGAATGAGTTGCAGGTCACTGTTTACTATTCTGGTGCAATCGCAACAGACGCACTTGATATTAAGCAGTTCGGGTTCTCGCTTCCCGCGACGGTAACGCCGCAAGGATTCACTTTAGCTATCAAAGGTTATGCCTCCGCAGCCAGTACCCTCAACGTGCAAATGCTCAAGGCGGGCGTCCCGGTCGGGAATGTTGAATCGGTTGCGCTCAATGTAGGCTCTGTAACCACGCTTTCGCTTGGCGGCATCAATGATCTATTTGGAGGAACATGGATTTATTCAGACCTCAACAATACAACTTTTGGGGTGCGCCTAACCGCAACAGGAAACAACGCGGCTGAAGTATTTATAGGATATGTGACGCTCAAGGCAGATTTTCTGCCGACACAAGAGAACTTTAATTTCATCGCTACCTATGAAGATGCATTCGGCAACATCTACAATGTGGCTCTCGATGCGTCAGGCGAGTTTTGGATTGAATATGTGAGCACGAATCCCGGCGTGTTGGTTCCCCTATTTGGTGGGCCTCCGGCTAATAGTTTCGCCAGTTCATTCACAGCCAACTCGCGCCAATACATTGCAATTTCTGATCTTCTACAAGGCAGCTATCCTCCTCAACAGATTGTGGGCACAACCCCCGCACAGACTGGATGGAATGATCGCGTTTCGCAGGTAGGCCCAGGCGCGCCCCCATCCTTCAGTGGAACATTAGCCGCAAGTAATTCAATTTCCATCACAGCCTATTCATATTCCTCCGGCATCCTCACGCTTACGGCAACCAATACGCTCACGGCGGGCGAGGTCATTGTCATAAATGCGCTTTCTACAGATCCTCTTTATGCGCTGAATGGAAAGCTATTCAACGTACTTGGCACAGGTTTAGGGCCGACCGCCTTTGAGATTGCAGAGACTACGGTGACGGGTAGCGGAAGCACGACCGCCCAAGCAGCCTCACAATATACTTATCCGGTTGTGGCTTCCCCCAACGGCATCACGCAGTTTCCTTTCTGGAATTCCGCACAGGGCTATCAGAGCCAATTGGACGACATACTCTGGAGCGCCGGGCCGGGCTCGACTAGTTCTGGAAACGTGGTCACTGTCTACTATCTGAACGCTTATACGCATCAGACGGGCGTAGATGCAAATCTTGCCAAAGCTATACAGCAGGCTCTTTTCCCGGTCTATGTCTATGTGAGTGGGACGAATATGCCTGTTGCGAACGGAACCCAACTGGTAACAGGAACAGGAATTGGCACTCCTCCGGGAGGAGGCGACCAGCGCTACTATTTCACCTTCAATGTAGCATCTTCAAGCTATAGCAATATCGGCGGCGGTTCCAATGCGCAGCCGGGACAATACCGCCTGACTGTAGCCACCCTAACAACTTCGCTTCCCCTTCCCGGTGTACAAACGGGTGATGCGGTCACAATTTCAGGCGATCCGGTCCCGGCATGGGACAATACTTGGCCTATCGTGAACGCACTCAATTCCGGCTCCTATTCGATCTCACAGACTTCAATGGCTGCTGGGATCGCTACCTACAGTTGGGCGCTCTCGGGTGCAACTTCTACACCTCCAGCCGCGGGCCAATTAGTCACCGTAACTGGAACGCTGAACGGAAATGGCATCTTCAACGTTACCGATGCGGAGATTGCCACGGTTACGGGGACAAGCTCTGGCACTTTTACCGTGGCCGGCTTCGGCGCGCAGACGTTTTCAACGCAAGCGGAAGTCGCTCAGGCGACTACTTCGGGGACTAAATTCCAGATTGATCCGGGCGCATTGACCCTTGGCAACGCGGCGGATAATCCTATTTACGGCAATTCTGGCGGCGGCTACATTACGCTGGTTGGCTCCTCTTCAGTTGTGGTAGGAACAGGAACGCGCAAAGGGACAGTTTTTTTTATCACCCGAAATGGTTTTTGGACCTGCCCAGCGCCCCCAGTGCAGTTCAACACAAACGAGAATACGAACTATATCCTGGTGAGCAACATCCCCATCGGGCCTCCGAACGTGATTGCGCGCGGCATCGCCTTCACCGAAGCAGGGCAGGAAGGACAGCCGGGCGCGAGCTACTACACCATTCCTACCCCGGTGCAATTTGTCTATAACGGCATCACGTATCTGTCCTCTTCACTCATCATCAACGACAATGAGACGACCTCGGCAAAGTTCACTTTTCCGGATAATGTGCTACTCAATGCGGAAGAGATTGACATTCAAGGGAATAACCTCTTTGCGCTGGGAGAATTGGGCGATGCGGCATGGTGCGCGCAGTATGCTGGGCGCCCCGTCTATGGCCGGGTACGCAACAAAATCCAGAACTTTCTAAATCTCAGCTTCGATGGTGGATACAATCCGAATCCAGGCGGAAATCTGCTGCCTTTAGGCTGGGGGCTTGATCCGGCCAGCAGCCCCTCAAATAGTCCGCCTGATCTGCTGATATCGCCTGTCTTTGGGAACTCTTACTATATCCTGAACGCCACAGGCGAGACGCAGGCTGTTCTGGGCATGATTACGCAGTCAGCCTACCAGGATTGGCACTATGTCGCCATTCTCCAAAACCAGACACCCTACAGTGTGCGCGTAACGTGCAGAACGCCCTCCAGCGCGATCGCAGGCTCTCTGGTAATCGATCTGACCAGCTACAACGCCGGAAGCGGCTACGGCCAAACCTACGGGAGTTTTACGCTGGCTTTGAGCGCCATGACTTCCAATATGGCAACCTATACCGGGACGTTGCTTACTTCAACGACGCTGAATATCCCCCCAGACGTGCTATTGCGCGTTTGGGCCTCCGGATTAGCGGCGAATGCGGATATTGAGATCGATCGCATCGAGATTTATCCGACGCTGGCCCCGACGAATCTGACTGCGCTCCAAATCGGCTATAAAGATGATTTTGATTCCTTCGACCAAGTGACAGGCAACGCGGATACAACCACAGTCAATGCGCAGCCGGCCAATGGCGCATTTGAGATGAATGATCTGCTTTACGTGGTTAAGGAAAGCTCCCTTGGCTACCTTGCGAACACGCCCAACCAGGAACCTCAAAGCTGGAACCCGTTTAAGGAAGTGTCGAACGTAGCCGGCGCCTGCGGAATCAATGCTTTCGACGTGGGCAAGAAATGGGCTGCGATGGCCTGCCAGAATGGATTTTTCCTTTTCAACGGTGGCGAGCCGATTCCGATACAACTAGAATATCCAGACATTTGGCAGGCTATCAATTGGCCTTATGCACAATCTCTTTGCCTGCGCAATGATACCGCTAATAATCGGTTTGTAATCGCTTGCCCGATGGCCACGCCGAATCAATGGTGCCCCGAATTTGAGGAAAATGATGGTACCGGGGGGAATAACGTCACTCTGTTTGTGAACTATGATGGCATTGGGACCATCGAAGAGCTAATGAACGCCAGTCCGCTGCACGTCACGCTTATGGGAAAGTTAGCAGTTCATGACATGCGGCGCAAATGTTCGCTATGGTCGATTCCCAGTCCTTACATGGCAATCTGTAAGCGCAGCGAGCTTTTCTCCGAGCTGATGTTCTGCAATGGCATCCAATCGAGCAAAATCTATACGCTTGGCTCGTATACAGCTGGTGCTGATGATGGCGTTCCGTTCAGGTCGAGCTATTGCACGTATGGTTTTGTAGACCAAGCCAAAGCAAAGGAAAATCCAGTCTTTGGGATGCACAACAAACGGTATGTGTACTATGATCTGCTGATTTCCGGTAACGGTAGCATCAACGGCGGCACTCTGAGCATCGAATTCTTCCAAAACGTGCTTAATGCGCCGTATCCGTTCACTGTTCCGGGAGGCGTAACGCTTTCCGATCCGGCGACAAATGATATTGAAGGCCCGCTGGATGAATTAGGGCAGAGAATGTTTGTTGAGATTTCAACCTACGGCGAGGGATGCTATTTCAACCTGTCTCGCATTACGCTGGTAGCCCAGGCAGATGCTTGGAGTCCTATACGAGGGAAGTAGTGGCACAACCTAGCGGCCAACTCGACGGCAGCAGCCTTTTGGCGGAGATTTTCGCCAAAGATCCGCGTCACGGCCAACTTCTACAAAATATCATAGATGCTGTGAATAAGGTTGCCCAAAATGCCGGAGTATCGGCAACTGGCGAAATTCCGGCGCCAAAGCCACCGGACTCGGTCTCTGTGACCACTGCGGGGGAAATGATGCACGTTTCCATCTCGCATGGGGGGCGTTTGCAGCGCGGGGTCAAGTATTTCTCAGAAATAGCGGCTTCGACTTCCGGTGAGCCTGTATTTAGCCAGCCAATCGTTAAAGACCACGGCACAAGCCGCACCCCAGAGCCGTTCTCACTGCCAACAAAAGACGCTACAGGGCACCCGTACAGCTATCATGTACGTTCCTATGCTCAGAACCCCGGCGGCCCGCCCTCGGCGGCAACGATTGCCCCCGGCGGACCATTCACAATGGCGGGCAGCACACAACTAACGCTTTTACCCTCAACAGGCAGCGGTACAGCGCCAAACAGCGGCCAAAGCGCCGGCCAGGGGCTCGGCAAACAGCAAACGAGGCAGTCATGATGGTGCGAGACGCAAAACCGGAGGATTTCGCAGAAATTGAGCAGATTCACGCCGCGATGGGCATGGATTATGCATTACCTGAGCTAAATCACCCTCTTTTTTTGGTGCGGAAGGTTACGATCGACGATAATGGGGCGGTAATTGGCGCGTGTTTTCTGCGCATCACAGCAGAGACCTATCTCTGGCTGAAACCGGACGCATCCCCTCGTGATAAAGTTGATGTGATGAATGAGATGCAGCCGGAAGTTCTCCGCGCGGCATGGCAAAACGGATTAGATGATATTGAGGCCCGCATACCTGAGACCGTAGAGCGGCGCTTCCAGAAACGGTTGAATCAGTTGGGGTGGAGCAAAAACCGCTCCGGCTGGTCCCCTTGGACGGTGGCGACTCGTGCGTGATTCTCAAGTAGCAGCCAATACAGCAGGGCAGGCAGCAGCTGGATACGGCTCAACTGCCGGTAGCATAAATGCCAATCTTACCCCCTTTTTAACCCGGCAAATGGACAATCCGCAAGGCATGAGCCAGCGTGACGTTGGCGCACAGGTGACGGCGGGTTTGGCTGGTACGGGTGGCGCTACGGCTGGATTGACTGGCGCTGTGGGAAAGATGGGCGCAGATACACGCAACCCAAAGGGATTCTCCGGCGCCCTCGATGCCGCTGCACAACAGCGCGATAAAGGCAATGCGATGGTGGGCGAGAAAATTGCCGCCAACAATGCTGACGTGAAGCTCAATCAGCAATCCACAGCTGCGGGCGATCTAAGCAAACTTTATGGCATGAACACGGCTGCCCAAACGGGTGAGGCTGGGGTGCAAGCAAAGGATTTGGATGCCGCTAATCAAATTACCCCCGGCTGGCAGATTTATATGCAAATGCAGAAAAATGCGGAACAGGCAGCGGCAGCAGGAGGGGGGGGATAATGGGCCTCACATCAATCATTCCGAGTCCTGATGACCTTAAGCGCACGATGGGCAGTCAGCCGCCGATGCTTCCACTGATGGGTGGCAAGCCGGATGCTAGTCCGCCTTCGGGCGGCTTGCCTTCACTGGGTGGACTGCCCGCTCTTGGCTCGACAAATACGCAGGGAATGGGACAATTAAGGCCAATTGTCACCAGCCCGCGCCAGCAGCAGGAACAGGATTTGCAGTCGAAGATGCTTCAGAAGCCGGAGGGGTTCTGGCAGAATTTGCGCCACGTAGCAGGTATTGCTGGACGTGTGGCCGGAGATATTGTTGCGCCGGGCGAAACAGAACTCATCACACACTCGCTTGGTCAGTCAGGCATCGGACCTGAAGCGAACCCAATCCGCGCAAAACAACTCGCCGGTCTCCAACAGCAGGACGTGACTGAGCAGGACGCGGCCAGCAAGCGCGGGCTGGAAGCTGCGCAGGCGGCGAATTTCAGCGAAGAAGCAGCCGAGATGCCAGGAAAAACCGCGAGCGAAGAGGCACTGCAAGGCGCGCAGACTTATCGCGCATACAATCCTCTTGCCACATCGGATTTTGAATTATGGCATCAACAGAATCCGAATGGGACAGCGCAAGAATATCAGCAAGTTCTTGCAAAACCCTTGACACAACAAGATGCTGATTCCCGCAATGCAATATGGGATAAAATCGCAGATCAATATCATCTTCCTAAAGGCCAGTTCAAAGCTGGAATGCCTTCTGCAGATGCCGCGCAATTGGCCGGGTCTTTAAACAATGTCATCAGCCGTGGTCAAGGAGCACAGTCTATAACCATTAAACAGGAAGCCGCAGGAAAAAGCGGAGATGCGCGAGCCGACAGGAGTTTCCAATACAATCAAGGAGAACTTGACAAACTAACTAATCCAATCTCGCAAATGACTATGCGTATGGGCCGCTTGCAAGATACCATCAATCAGAACTCTCCACAGGCTGACGCCCTCATGGCTCCTGAATTGCTCACCATCATGGCTGGCGGTCAAGGGTCAGGCCTACGCATGAATGAGGCTGAAATTTCGCGCATTGTGGGAGGTCGTTCTAACTGGCAATCACTCCAGGCTAGCGTAAACAAGTGGCAAACAGACCCATCGAAGGCTAATAGTATCACGCCGTCTCAACGCCAACAGATACGATCTCTTGTACAGTCTGTTTCACAAAAATTGAACGTCAAACAGGAGGCCTTGAGTCAGGCAGCAGGCGAGTTAATCGATTCGGATGATCCGAAGCAACATAGGGCTATCGTGCAGCGTGCGCGCACTATTTTGAATAGCATCGATGAAGGAACACAGGGAGGTGGCAATCAATCAGCGCCTGGCGCATCGCCACAGCGGCCAGCTGGTGTTCCTTCCGGCTACAACTGGAATCCTCAAGGAAATGGAGGTAAGGGATCATGGCAGCCGCCCAAGCAATAGAGTATGACGCTCAGGGAAAGCCTCTGCCTCCAACCCCGACAGGCGTTGAATACGATGCTCAAGGTAGACCCTTATCCTCTTCCGCTGAACCGCCCAGCTTCTTTGAAAGCCTCGGCCATACTTTTGGCATTGGTAAGGAAGAAGAAGCAGAACGACAAGAACATCCCATCCGTTCAGCCATCGAGAGCTATCCTCCCGTAGCATTAGCCGAGGGGCTTGGACGCGGATTTATGCGAAGTACCGACGAACTCGGTAAGGGTGTAGATGCCTTGCGCGCGGGCAATCCTGCCGAGGCGGGGGTCCATGCAATCTCAGCAATTCCGTTCGCTGGTCCTGGCATGATGCGTGCCAGCGAGCAAGCACCGGCCTCAACTCCAGATGAATCTTACCTGAGTAGGATTGGCGATGTGGCAACAAATCCGGGCGCAATGGGGACGCTGGCCGGAACTGCGTTGCAGGTTGCCCCGATGGTTATGGGAGACACGGCTGGAAGGATCACTCGGCCAATCTCTGACGCAGTGACGGGCGGATTGAAGCGCTCCGGCGAAGGTATCCTGAATCGAACGGTTGGGGCAACAAAGCCAGATTTCAGCCACGGCGCGAACCCGGCAGGTGGTTATCTCGCTGGTGGAGGAAAACCGGCTTGGACGATGGGTGGTTTGGCAAGAAATGCAGAAGGCGTAAATGCGCGCGCTGGGGCAAAACTAGGGAATCTCTACGATACGGCGACGGCGAAAGGAGTGGGTTTTCCAGAGACAAGTGTGCGCAGTCAACTTGAGCAACCGCTATCAGTCTATGAAGCAGAACAGGAGGGGCCGGGTGCTACGGGGGCTAGTCCGCTGATAGGAGAATATCGCTATCGCATGATGTCGCGCCCTCCTAGTGGAAGGTTGCCCTCTCCAATTAGGGGTTTTCTAGCTCCTCCAGTACAAGAAGTACCGTTGGCGGACTCTCCGTATATCGAAGGTAGACCTTCTGAACCTATTCGTTTAACACAAGCGAACAGACCTGGCCAACTGCAACTCCAAGCCCCAACATTGAGCACGCCTATGGCTCCAGGTATGCAAGGGGAGTTTCCAGGAAGGCTGGCCTCTGCTGATACGGGAATCAGGCAGACAGAGTTTGGGGATCATCCAGGGATGGGACAAGCACAATACATGGGGGAAATTCCCGGAGAACGCGGCGGCCCTGGTCAATTCAATGGAGTATGGAGGAAACAACCGCCTCCGATGAGCAATTCAACTGTTCCAGGGAAGCCTTATTACACGCCCAATGATGTGTTTAGTCTCAAGCGCTCAATCGCAAAACAGGCGCGGTGGAACTCGCAAGAGCCGATTGGGTTGAATGATGTGAGGCAGGAGCAGGTCGGGCGTCTTGGCGGCATGTTGACAGACGTGATACCAGAGGCGAAGCCGCAGAACCAAATCTTCCAAGGATCGCTGCGCTTGGCGAATCGTGCAGCACAAAGGGCCGATACCGGCTCCGCTCCGTTGACCCAAATTGGACGCCGCGCATTTGAATCAGGTATTGGGGGCTTAGGTTATATGACAGGGCACCCATACGCGGGGATGATTCCTTTATTGGCTGATACTGTTCCGGTCAAGTCAACGGCTGGGTGGGGTCTTTACAATGCCGGAAGAGGACTTGGTACTGAACTTCCGCCCCTCTTCCGCCCAACTGCGGCAGTCAGCGGTATCTACAACAAAGAGCCAAAAAAGGAATCCGACGATGAGAAGTAGAAACACAACCAGATTGTAGCACAGGAGGATTTATGCTTTACAAAACTACTGCATTTGGCCCACCGTACAAGAACACGCTTCGGATGCAGACCGGTGTTACGCCGATCTACCTGTTTGGTAATCTCGACGCGCACACTGAGCCGTTCCTGTTCGATATAACGCATATCGCCGGGGATGGCACACACGGAACAGCTACTGTCGTCCTTCGCTCTGGCGGGGGCGGCACTGACTATGTGACCGGAGTTGCGCCTATTCCCGTAGTTGGGGCCGTGATGGGCGTCCGCGGATTGACGCAAACTGGATTCAACACCGATCCGGCAATCGTTACCGCAGTCACGCTTGACTCAACTGGCGCGGGGACAATCAGCTACGCGAACACGACTAGCCTTTCGATTGCCGTCGCTCATGGTTCGCTCGTCGTGTGGCCGTATGAATATCCTGACATTGTCACGTCCGGCGCCGCCTCTATCCCGGTAGCACAGACCTTCACGCCTGATGATTCCGATAATTCACGCTGCCTCTTTGCGGAAGCGGTCTGGAGCGGAACATTGCCCAGCGCCGCAGTCGTCGTGCTTCAGGCGGCAAACGTTGACCAGGATGCGCGATACTACACCCTTGCGAACGTGCAAGGATGTCTGGCGACAGCAGTAGTGGCCGCAAGTGGAAACCTGGCCACGATTGTCAGCAGCTCGGTTACACAATCGGGCGCGGAATATTCATTCATTATGGGAAAATTCTTGCGGGCGAAAGTGCTCTCAATGACCGGCGGCGATGGCACTACTGGGCTTGTTGTAACTTTGTTTGCCTAGTGCTATAATGTACGTATGGATAACTTCTATGTGTACATGTATTTGAGGGCGAAAAGATCAAAGTATGGGAATGTTGGAACTCCCTACTATGTAGGCAAAGGGAAAAAGATGAGGGCGTTCAGTAAATATCATCGGGTTCGACCTCCTGAGGATAAGTCCCTCATCATTTTTGTTGCCGAAAATTTGTCTGAATGTTCAGCGTGGGAGGAAGAAAAAAGGCTCATTTCCTTGTACGGAAGAATTGATAGGAAAACAGGCTGCCTGCGCAATCTCACTGATGGCGGCGAGGGTCCGTCTGGACGCATCCCATATAACAAAGGTAAGCGCGGCCTTCACCATCAATCAGCGGAATGGGTCCTTCGCCATAGCGAGATGATGAAAGAGAAATGGTCTAACCCTTTATTCAAAGAGAATTATTCAGCAAAGATGACAGGGCGCAAGGGACATCCTCGAACCGAACAATGGAGACAACGCCAAGCGGATGCTATACGCGGAAGAATTGCCTCCAAAGAAACACGCCAGAAGCAATCAGAAAGCCTTAAGGCTGCTTATGCAGCGGGACACCATAAACGCGGACATTCTGAGGAAACACGGACAAAGATAAGGGCTGCTGCTGTAAGACAGATAAATCGTGGTGCCCCTCCGCGGAAGGAACTACCTTGCCATGGTTGCGGCATAATGCTCTGCGCAAGAGAACGAAGCAAGCGCCATTCATGCGGCGCTACGAACAGGTATTAGGAGGGATCATGCGGCGTTTCATTTGGGTAATCATGTTTCTTATCGGAGCGCCGCTGGCCCTCTGCCAAACCTATGGTCGTTTGGACTTTAGCCTTCAGAACGCGCAAGGGCAGGCTATCGCAGGCGCAAAGGTAAATGTCTACGCTCAATCTGCGTGTGGAACTGCCTATAGTGGGCAGGCACAACTTTATTCCACCGCTACCGGCGGCGCAATCTCGCAGCCTGTATACACGGATGGGTTTGGTCACGCTTACGCCTATACTGCACCGGGGTGCGTGACGGTAGTTTACTGGAGCCAATACACCGGGACGCTGACCTATGCTGATCAGGCTGTTTCAATCGGCGCCACCGGTTCAGGATGCGGCGTTAGCGGAGCCTGCACAATCGCACAGGGTGGCACGGGCGCAACCACAGCAGCAGGGGCGGCAACGAACATCGTCAACGAGAACGTGATTTTTCCGAGCAGCGTGACAGTCGGACCTGTTCTCATCGGGCCTCTTACGAGCGGATCAACGAATACCCTTTCAACTCCGGGGACTTACGTTGTCACAAATAACATGACGGGGCCGATTGGGGGCTATCTTTTTAACATCACAACCAGCGGCGTCAGTCTTCAGTGCGCGGCGGGGGTTGTTCTAAAAAATGGTGGGGGGGGTATCATTCATATCGCGGTCGGGAATACAAACAACGCGGTTGAGGTCGATAATTGTGGCCTCGATATGAATTCAGTTGCCAGCTCGAAAGGCATTTTCGTAGACGGGTCCGTTCATGTCAAGCTAGATAACAATACAAGCGTGGTCACTAATGTTGTTTCTGGCAGTTACGACCTCTATATTTTCTCACCGAGCGTTCTCAACATCGGAAGCTACGAGGGTGTATACGAGAGTAACACTTTTAACACAGTCAATATTCAGGGGAATGGGGATTCGTTCCCAGTCACGACTCAGACCTTCATAGGGAATCAAATCGGAAGCGTAATAGATAATTCAGGGCAGGCGACAATATCTTTTCACGGAGGATCAATTGCTCCGGTGGCTGGCGGTTCAAATCCTGCATTTGTCCTGACAAGTGTTCTCGGCCTTACCGTGGAGAGTGTAGATTTTGAGGGATCGAATGGCACGATTTTTGATTGCACGTCCACTTGCTACCATGTTTACACTCACGACAACATCATGGACGGCTGGGGATTTCCCGGTGGGGCTTATTCTTCAGGGACTTTCGTAGACAGCCAACTGTGCGATATTTATGAACCGGCAGGGCTTCACGGATGTTATATCAACACGTCGGGACCGACCACGACCGTGCAAGACCCAGATTATACGCTCGCCTTTAGTTATGGGGCTCCCTATGTGGGAAACGTATGGGATTTTTGCGTTAACGGCAAGGCGGTGTCTGGCTCAACGGTGAATCTTTACGATATTACATTACCCGGATTATGCGAAGAGTTTACTGATTCAGCTTTTACTGTGGACACGGAAACAGCGGGTACAAATCCCCGTACCCGGACGAACATATTAACCATAAATTCAGGGGGCATCATAGGCCCGACCATCAGTACGCCCCACATCCCCGATTACATTGATTTTCCAGTTAAAATTAGCGGTGGAAAAGATTGGCGTTTAGAGCCGAATGCTACTAGTGCTGGAACTCTCGATGTGCTTGACGTAACTGATAGCATAACACCTATTTCTTTTCGACCTTCTCCCATTAATGGCGTGAATCTTAATTGGGGGCTTTTCACTCAAGGAACGCTTTCAGAACCCTGTAGCGGTTGCGGCTCGGGGTACTACGGGCTATGGCCGTCCAGCGCCTACGGCAACCGCTGGGTGATGTACAGTAATGGTGGAATGCCTCAAGCTATTGCTGGGTTGAATTCCCCAACGACTACTCTAGGGGATTGCGTTGAATTCGCGGACACGATAGGCAGCTTAGAAGATACGGGATCACCTTGTGTTTCTGGGGGCGGCAGCGGCACAGGCTTCAACGGCGGAGCGGGAACCAGCTTTCAGGACGCGCTGGAGATAGCGGCTCCGGCCAATCCAGCATCCACCTACGACCGTCTGTATCTGGATTCTACTGCGCACCAACTCAAATGCCTCACCAGTTCTGGCGGTAGTTGTATGCCGAGCGGCAGCATGACTTACCCTGGTACGGGAATTGGCGTTTCTACCGGCTCAGCCTGGGGCACATCGCTCACAGCACCCTCTGGAACCATTGTCGGCACCACAGACACGCAGACGCTTACCAACAAGACGCTGGACGGCGTGACGCCCACGGTGATGGGTTACGTGGACCCTACGAGCAGCATTCAGTCGCAGTTGAACGGCAAGCAAGCCACACTGACCAATCCAGTCACGGGCCCCGGTAGCGGAGCAACGGTAGGTCATTTGGCCGTGATGGGCAATACTGCGGGCACGTCGATCATAGACGGCGGCGCGGTGCCATCAGCGTATACTCTGCCAACAGCAACCTCGTCTACCCTGGGCGGCGTGAAGCCGGATGGGACCACGATCAGCAATTCCAGCGGTGCGATCTCAGTCGCCAATCCCTACAACCCCGCCTCTGTAGCCATTACGGGCGGCACGATCGACGGAACGGTCATCGGCGGCACGACTCCAGCAGCAGGCACATTCACATCTGTAACCGCAACCGGATGCGTGGGCTGTGCAGGCGCTTTCACGGCGACCGCGGGCACAGCGCCGACAGGTGCAGCAGGCATAGCGATCTACTCCACCGATGCGACTGTAGGGTACGCAGAGGTAAACGAGAACAACACTGGCCTGTCGCGCGTCTGCACAGCGGCGAATGGTCAATGCACAGGCAGCGGTTCCGGCACTATCGGCACTGGTATAGCTGGAGAACTTACCTACTACGCCGCTAATGGAACGGCCGTCAGTGGGCAGCCAAACATCACAACCACCGGCAACGGCGATGTGACCATAGCGGCACCGTCTACAGCCGCGCCGAACGTGTCAGTAACGCTTACCCCGCATGTCAATTCCCTTGCCGTGCAGGGCGTAGACACGATCAATTTCAGCGAGTGGTACGCACAGGAGTGGGATGGACACGGCACATCGCCCAGCTACTGGGAACTGTACGACGGCACGATCAACCGCTTCCTCGCAACCACCTATCCGCATGGCGGCAGCACTTCAATAGACTCAGTTTCCACACTGGCGGTGAATATCAACGACCAGGCGAACAGCGGAACGGGTGGATTGAATGTCTACTCCGGCGGCGCTACACCGACACAGGTTGCAAGCATCAGCAGCGCCGGAGTTCCGACTTTTACCGGCATTGAAGGCGCTGCCACCTACTGCGTACAGATTAGCGCGGCGGGGATATTGAGCAACACGGGTGCTGCTTGCCCCGCTGTAGGTACATGGGGCACGTTAAATTATCCAACGTGGACTACCGGAACTCCGTTCGTGAAGATGACAGCACCAGGAACGTTCGCATTGGATACGACCGTATATCAGACCGCGCTGACCAATCCTGTTACCGGCCCCGGCAGTGGCGCGACGGTGGGCCATCTGGCGGTAATGGGCAACACGAGCGGAACAAACATCACAGACGGCGGCGCGGTGCCTTCAGCCTACACACTGCCGACAGCTACGACTACAGTTCTAGGCGGCGTTCTGCTTGGAGCAACGGGCGGGGCGAACGTCTATCTCGGCTACACCCCAGCCAATTGCACGGCGGGAACAACCGGAAGCGCTTGCCTGCAACTGAGTAGCGGCACAATCCCTTATGCGACAATCCCCTTTGGCACAGCGACGAATACGGTAGCGGAAGGCGGAGTCATCACGGCGGCAGGGCCGACAGGCGGCGCAACCGCTATCCCGGTTATTACCTACAACGCAGCGGGTCAGTTGACTACCGTAACCACAGCCACGCCAACAGTGGCTACCGTGCAGGGCGGCACAACTGGGCAGATTCTTTATCAAAGCGCGGCGAACACGACGGGCTTTGTTTCTCCTGGTTCATGGACCACCGGGCACACTTTTATTCCAGTATGGCAACCATCAGGATCGGCGCTTGCCCCTGTAGTGGTGGATGCTAATACGCTGGTAGTGAACAGTGCAGCCACAGCTACCAGTGCGACCTCAGCTACAACGGCTGGAACTCTAACCACCGCTCTGTCGGCCAATCAAGTGCTCGGTTCTCTGACCGCTGTTGCACCCTCTGGTCTTTCAATGACTGACTGCCATGCGGCTGCGGATGCCGTGACTTGGACCGCAGGTACAGGATTCGGATGCAACACTAGCATCACGGCAAATACGGCCAGCACGGCAACTACAGCAGGTAACCTAAGTGGCACGCCAGCACTACCCAATGGCACCACGGCCACAACGCAAACGGCGGGAGACAATTCGACCAAGCTAGCGACGACAGCTTACGTCGCAACGGCTGTAACCAACGGAGCGTACACGCTGCCAGCCGCAACCTCGTCCACGCTCGGAGGCGTGAAGCCGGACGGAACGACTATCGCCAACTCTAGCGGCGCGATCTCTTGCACCACGGCCACCACGAGCCAAGTGGGCTGCGCGAAACTCGGTGCGACAGGCGGCTCGGACGTGTATGGTGCGGCGGCGGCAGTATCGACAGCTTCAATCGGCGCGGTCTCAACCGCAACAACGGTTAACGGCCACGCACTGAGTAGCAACGTCACAGTAAGCGCATCCGATCTGACCACTGGCACATTGCCTCACGCGCAGTTGCCCACACTGCTTTCCGGCGACATACCAAACAACGCAGCCAACACCACAGGCAACGCGGCCACAGCTACCAATGTCCCCTACTCTGGCCTTACTGGCACGGTTCCTACTTGGAATCAGAACACGACTGGGACAGCGGCCAACATCACGGCGACCTCCAACTCCACGCTGACCACGCTTCCCAGCCTGGCTCTTCCTTACTCGCAGCTGAGTGGAACGCCGTCTGCCTATGTCCTCCCCACGGCGACTTCGACTGTGCTCGGAGGAGTAAAACCGGATGGAACAAGCATTCTCAACACGGCGGGCGCAATCTCGGCAACAGCGGCAAGCGTTGGGGCAGATGCGTCTGGCGCAGCGGCGACGGCTCAGAGCAATGCAGAGACTTATGCCTCGAACGCTTCCAACCTAAGCAGCGGTACGGTAGCCCTTGCGCGAATGGCTCAGTCTAATACCTCGACTAGCGGCTACCTGAGCAGCACTGATTGGAATACATTCAACGGCAAACAAGCGGCGCTTAGTCTAGTGGCTGGAACGTATGTGAGCGGAGATCTATGCAGTTACACTTCCACTGGAACATTGCTTAATTGCAA